CGCCGCCGCCGCGGTGATCGCCGCCGGCCCGATGAAACGCCTCCCCGCGGTACCCGACAAGTACAAAGACCGGGTCGCGGCGCTCTTAAAGACCGAGCCGGTCAAAGACGGGGAACTCACCACGGAGAACACGGAGAGCACAGAGTCCGGAGAGACCAACAAGGTAGCGCCGAGCGCTGAGAGCCGAGCATTGAGATCGGAATCCGACCTCGGCGCTCAAAGCTCAACGCTCAACGCTGAAGAGGTGGCCAAAGCCGCCACCGAGCGCGCCAGCGCGATCGTCCAGGCCTGCACCCAGGCGGGCATCGCCGACGCCGCGGCGGAGTTTCTCGAAAAGGGCCTTAGCGCCGACGAAGTCAAGGCGCGGGTGAAAGACGCGGCGAAGATTCGCGCGCGCGCCGCGGCCGCCACCGGTTTCGGCGTCAAGCTCGCGCCCGAGCGCATCAACGCCGCCATCAAAGCCGGCAAGACCGTCGGCGAGTTCGCCGACGAGCTGCTCGACCTGGTGCTGGCCTCCCAGGGCCCCGAGATCAACAACAAGATCGGCCCGGAAGGGGAGCGGCGCAACGGCACCAGCGGCGCGACCGTCGTCAATATCTCGGAGATCTACCGAAAGCGAAATCAAAGAAAGTAAAAAGTGTTCAAAACGTTCAAGCCGTTCAACCGTTCCCTTCGGTCACTTCGTTCAAGCCGTTTCCGGATTTCGGACGTTTTGAACGATTTAAACGGAGCGAAGCGATTGAACGTTT